TACCACCATTTCCAACTGGTAAAGTACCTGAAACATGAGTTGTAAGGCCAATCTTTCCCCATGAAGGTGCTGTTGAAACACCGCCTGATATAAGAGCATTTCCAGTAGCTACATCAGCCAATTTAGCTAAAGTTGTAGTGGTATCAGCATATAAAAGATCTCCAACAGCAAAAGAAGTTAATCCTGTTCCTCCAGCAGTAGCTGGTCTTACTTTCCATCCAATGACCTGAACAGAACCACCAGAATCTTTATAAAAAAGCTTTCCATCAGCAATATTGATTGCTAATTCAGATCCAGTAGCATTATTTAATAAATTACTAGCACTAGGAGCATTTCCTCCTGTAGAGCTTGAATATATTAATAAGGGGGTAAATCCTGTTTGTGCCATCTAGAAAGCTCCTCCGCCAACTCCACCAGTAGCGTTAAATACTCCTGTGGATGGTATAAATGATAATTTAGTCGATGTAGTCTTAACAGGCAAGTTTCCTGTATTTGCAGTAACCCATGTTAAATAAACAGAAGAACTTGTTGCGGAATCGTCTGTAATTCCTACGTTTGTTGCATTTGTAGCTGTTGTTGCAGTTCCTGCGTTACCACTAATTGATCCTGTAATTGTGCTTGCAAAAGTCCAAACACCAGTTGTTCCATTTACTGTTGCAGCATCAGTTGCGCCATTATTTACAACAAAATGAATAGAACTTGCGTTTAAAGTACCCAATACTAAGTCAGAACTAGCAGATTGAACATAAACAGCGTTTGCTAAATTCATTGAACCAGTTCCTGTAAAACCTGAACTGTTCATACCAAAATCGCCATAATAAGTACTTGCTGTGCCTAAATTGTTACTTACAACAAAGTCTGCAGATGCACTTGTGCCACTATTGGTGTTTTGTACAAGGACTTGATTATAGCTATTAGTGCTTGAAGTAAATGAAGCCAAAATGCTTGTATCTGTATATCCAAGTGTTCCATAGCTAAATGCGCCAGCAGATAATGATCCAGTAATTGATTGGTTGGCAATATAAGCACCAGTTGTTACTGTCGTTGGCAAGCTAAGGGTTACTGCTCCAGTAGAAGCTGAAGCAACGATTTGATTGGTTGTTCCTGTAATTGAGCTTACACCGCTAGAAGCAGTAGCATTAATAGTAATTGCAGCAGAGCCGTTATAAGTAGTTCCTGAGCTAAAACTAATGCCTGTTCCAGCCGTCAAATTAAATAAACTTCCACCTAACGCAACTCCTGAAATAGTGCTATTTGTTAATGCTGAATTAGGAATTGATGTTAATCCTGCTCCTGAACCACTAAAACCAGTTGCACTTAAAACACCTGTATTAGGTACAAAACTTAACTTTGTAGAACTAGTTGTTTGAGGTAAATTTCCTGTTGTTGTAGAAACAATAGTTGGATACCAAGTAGAAACAGAGCTTGTATTGTCGGTAATTGCAGTATTTGTGGCATTTGTAGCTGTTGTAGCTGTTGTTGCACTTGCAGCAGAACCGCTAATATTGACAGCTAATGAAGTAATTGATCCGCTTGCTGCGTTTAAAACTACAGCAGTTGTTCCAATATAAAGCGTTGAATTGCCTAAAACTGTACTAGGAATAGTTCCTGATAAATTGCCAGCAGTAAGGTTAGTTAAACTTGCGCCTGATCCACTAAATCCTGTGGCTGTAAGAACACCAGTAAAAGGATTGAACTGGTACTTAGTAGAACTTGTATATTCTGTTGTAAGGTTTCCAGTTGTTTGATTAGCGAACAAAGGATAACGAGTTGCATTTGTAGTGGTGTCATCTGTAACAGTCGCATATGAGGTTGGAGTAGTCCACGCAAAGCCACCGCCAGTTGTATAACTTAAAACTGTATTGTTGCTGGGAGCAGTAATGAATGATGTTGCTCCTGCGCCTGTTTGATAAGCAATTTGATTAGCCAATCCACCAGCCAAATTAGTCGCAGTTGTAGCTGTTGAGGCAGATCCTACTGATAAAGTGGATTGAGCTACATATTGAGGGGCAGTTGCGCCAGCCGTCAATACATAATTTGAAGTGCCTAAAGCCAAGAATGTAGTAGTTCCTGAAGCCGATTGATAAGGCAATGCACCAACAGCTCCACCAGCTATGTTTGTTGCAGTAGTGGCTAAAGTGGCAGTTGCTACAGCTCCACTAACAATAGAACCCAAAATTGAGGTAATCCAAGTGGGGTTTGAATAGCTTCCGTTTGTATATACACCATTGGTTACTGTCGCAGCATTTCCTGTAATGCCAATATTCCAAGTTCCACTTGCGCCTGTTCCTGTTGTAGAAGGTGCGCCAATAGTGTTATAGGAAACAGTTAAAGCAGATCCACCATTAAAAGTTGATCCTGATGCACCGCCAGCACCACCATTATTGAATGTAACGCTATTAGTTACACTTCCTGCCGATGTTGCAGTTGCAGCATTTCCACCAATATTTAATGAAGTAGCTGTGCCAGTTAATCCTGTACCAGGGCCAATAAACTGCGTAGTCGCAGTAATTGTTGTTCCTCTAACAGTAGAAGCCGTTGTTGCGCCTACAGTAGTTCCATCAATAGAACCGCCTATAACTGCTATAGCATTGGCATTTTGCGTTGACATTGTGCCAAGACCGCTAACTTGAGTATTCGCAATGGCGATTGAGGTATTTGTAACGCTAGTAATTTGACCACTTGCATTGGTTACAAATACAGGAACTGCGCTTGAAGATCCGTATGTTCCAGCAGTTCCAACTGGAGTAATACTAAAAGTATTGGAACTAAGGGATAAGCCTGTGCCAGCATAATAAGTATTTGTGCCTGAAAATTGAACCCAAGGCATTGCAGTTACATTAATTGTGCCTGTTGAAGATGCAACACAAACCCATCCTGTGTCTTGTTGACCACCATTTAGAATAACTGTATAAGCCCCTGGAACTTCAGACCATACATCCATATCAACGGCACGAGTCCATGCGCTTGCAGATGCTACATAAATGCCGTTATATTGGCTAGAAGATTGGTTTTTAACGAGAACTCGATCTCCAGCTAGGGTAGTGTACCCATCTATTAATTGAAGCCCTGACAGCGTTATAGGGGCTGTTGTAGCGCATTGACAAGCAGCTTTAGGGCCAAGACCTTGAGCTACTGTATCAACATAAAATTTATTTGCTATATCTATAGCATTTACAGGCGTTGTTGAAATTTGCCCTGTAGTCGCACTAATATTAGTAAAAACCCCAGTAGAAGGGCTTGTATTTCCGATTGGACTGCTATTTAAAGTCGAATTGGTAATGGTTAACCCTGATTGAACAGGATTGGATGTTGCGTAGAAAGGCTGACCCTGACCTATAAATGTTTGAAAATTGCCATAAACATCAAAATAAGCCTGAACTGGCAGTAGATTTTGATCTACTGTTGAAGAAGGGCCAGCCATAATACTCCTTAATAAGCTATTGCATTAACTAAAACAATATCACCAGCAGACATTGGAGCAGCAGCTCCAGTTGTTACAGAATAGCTAGTAAATGTTACTGATGTTGCTGAACTTGCAGTTAATTGCAAAAACAAAGTGCTACCACTTGTTACATCTGCTGCAAAAGCTAACCAGCCATTTACCGCAGTTGGCAAGGTAATTGAACCAGCAGAAGAACCACCAGTTCCCACTACAACTTTAAATACAAATGTAGAAACAGCAGTAATGGTTGCCCCAGTACCCCATCCTGAACCTAAAGTAGGCAAAGTAGAGGAAGTTGCAATTAAATTACCGCCCATTTGAAATACAGCAGGATTAATAGTATCGCCTGTTAAAGGTGGGCTAAAAAATGTCCCACCAGGGCCTACTAAACCTAAACATACACCAGCATTATTGAACTGCGCTTGAACTGGAACTGTTTGAACTGTTACTGTTGAAGCTACTTGGTTTGAACTCATTATGCAATCCCTTCACCAGGTGTAATTTCTGCACTAGAAGCTGCACTAGATAAGAACCAAGCATTAGGTGGAATACCGCTAAATACTTGCACACCATTTGCAGGAATGTAAAAAGTATTATAAGAAGGTACAGTCAAAGCAGGAGCTGTAACGACAGGAGTTGAAGTCCCATCGTTAGGCTCTTGTGGTTGCCAAGATACTCGAATAGCACTAGAAGTAATGTTTACAATTCGATAACCTGAAGGGTACACATTGTTGCTAGACTTTACTTGAACAGCAGCCAAGCTACCAACCAAGTATGTTGGCCCAAAAGGGGCAAAAGCTGAATTGTAAGCCATTATTTAACTCCTTAAACTACATTAGCTGGAATTGGACTATCTTCGCAAGTTGAAACTTTAATCAACAAAGTACCAGCAGTTTGAGTAGCTGAAGAACCAGTAGAGTTTACTAAGCGAACAATAACTTGATTTGCAGTATTTGTATAAGCATTTCCAATAGAAATACCTGTTACCAATCCAGCATCAAATTGAGCTTGAATAAAGTCATTAGGCTGAACACCAGGAACAATCAAAGTAACATCAGAAGTTGTGCCTGAAATAGTTGTTGATGGAAGGGTTACTTGAACAATAGATTGGGCAATAATATTGCCACGACAGACAGTAGTCTTAGACATAGTTTTTCCTCTAAAAAAGGTAATTCAATTATAGGTTAAATAAGAAAAAAAGCCATACTTTTTGGGCATGGCTTTCTTTCTTTTACTTCATGGATTCTTAATAGAAGCCTGGGCTTAAATCATATCCGTAAATATACACGTCAACAGTCGCAGTAGCGAAAGCTGTAGAGATATTTACATATACAGTTTGAGCTGACTGAGCTGTATTAGGGTTAGATGCAGCAGAAATAGTTACATAAGATGGTGTAGTTTGACCAGTTAATGCTGCTGCTGTCAAAATGCTTGTAGTACCACCTTTATTAACTGCTGTGTAAACACCTAAGTTAACAGAAGCTACAGATTGTGTTGCTCCAGCGTTGTTTGCGTTAGCTACAACTACTGAAACAGGAACATAAAGTGCGCTATTGTTAATTTGAACAGCAAAATCTGCTGCTGCTGCTGTTGAAACACCTTTCAACACACCTAGAACACGCAAAGCCTGTTGGCTATTAAGGTTCGATGGGTGAGTCGAATTTTGGACTGCTGGGCCTGGATTTGCCATGATTTTATTCCTTAAATTTAGTTAAAAAGCAGGGGTTTTACCCCCTGCGATTATTACGCTGCTACTCGGCAAGCGAGTTCTGGATACAGAGGGGCCCAGCCGTACAGTACGTCAACACGAGTTGGAATACTATCGTTATTTATGGTGTACTGCCTAACGACTCGCATTGATAGACCGATTTCTTTGTCTGATGCACGACCAGCAAAATGAACACCTTCTGGCAATTCAAGGTCAGCCATAGCCATTGTGAACGCATTGCGATGCATTACGATGTTTTGTGGTGATACTAGACCAAAACCACTTGCATTGTATTGTGATGCAAAGAATGTCACAGCAGCAGTTGCTGATGGGCTAGGGATGCTTACGTTCTGGAACTGACCGCCAGAG